CGCAAAGCCTCCAAGGAACGTTGCTTTATGGCAGGTCTATGCCATTGCGTTCTCTGTAAAGATACAGACCAGTTTAGTGCGGCTTGTCTGCTTGCCGATGACGGACTGCATGATGAACTCCCGAAAGGCTCTGCTCTCAATGCTGTCAATACGGAAGGCTACCGCAATGACGAGTTCAAGGCTATACACATCATAGCTGATGCGGTCGTTCTTCCTGACATGACGACGCACACCCTGCTCTTTCAGAATGCCGTCATTGAATATAGCCTTGACAGCCTTGCGCACATAGCAGCCGAATACATTATACATGTCGGCAATCTCCTGCATGGTCATCCATACAGTATCGGTCGGCATGGATACCGTTCCGCTCTCGCTGATAGTTATAACTCCTCTGTTCATTTTCCAATAGTTTTTTCGTTCGACAATCTGTTCCTTTCTCGCTTGGCAATAAGCTTATCCATGTCATTTGAAATCTTCTGCNTAGTTATAACTCCTCTGTTCATTTTTCGTCCTCCTTATTTCTCTTTTGGTCAGTTTCTTTTGTTTTTCTGCGTTGCATCAGTTTGTCCATGTCTATGGAAATCTTGTTATCGGTGATAACGGCATAGATTTGGGTGCTTCGCAGATTGGAATGTCCCATCATCTTGGCAACGCTTTCCATTGATATGCCCGAAGTAACCATGTTTACTCCGAATGTATGTCTTGCAACATGTGCGGTAAGGTTCTCATTGATACCCAAAGCCACACCGAGTGAATGAAATTCAAACCACATGGAATCACGTGAAGAAAGAGGAAAAACAGGTTTGCTATCATCCGCTGTATTGTATAGCGACATTATTTGTTCAGCTATCGGATGCAAGGGAACGAACGCTTCGTTGTTGGTCTTTGCTCTTTTCTCACGGATATATTTTCTACCGTCTGCCGTCATCCCGATATGGTGTGGATACAGGTTACGTAAATCGACATAAGCCAAACCTGTAAGGCTGGAGAAAACAAACATTCTTCGTGCCAACTCCAAAGCCTTATCTTCCATAGGAGTCTCCATAATGAGCAGCAAGTCATTTCTGGATATATGTCTACGCTTTGGTGAGCCTTTCTTTTCATATCCGACATCTTCCAGTGGATTGAATTTCAGCAGACCTCTGTCAACAGCGATATAAACCAAGCGTTGCAACCAACAGAGATTATGGTTCGTATTGGATGCACTATACCCTTTGCCAATCAAGAACAACTTATAAGATTTGCCAAATTCCTCAGTCAAATCTTCAAATGCAATGTCATTCATTCCTCGTAACCCGATGAACTCTCGCAAGTTGAGCTGCGATGTCTTAGATTGGCGATAAGAAGATGTTGAGTTAATACGGATGGAGCGCAGCCTGAGGCGTTCACGCTCCTCCTCGCCAGTGGCAAGCAATGTCATCGGGATAGTATTTGCATCAACAATAACATTCTTCAGAATCTCGGCGGTAACGATGCCCTTTTCCTTTGTTACCTGCTCGTAGGCTTCGTCAATTCTTAGTCTGAACGCTTGCAGTTGTCCGTTCACTCTTGCATTCTTGGCTTCACCTTTTTTCGTGTCCCATTCTTCGGGAGCACAGTAAAGACCTGTTGCTATGGCTGACACTTTGCCGTCAATCGTGATACGGCAAAATATAGATGTGGTTCCGTCTGCCTTTACTCTGCCACGGTTGATATAATAAAACTGCTTGTATGTACTTCTCATTGTTATGTTCCTTTCTTATTTTGTGAAAATATTACAGGACAAACTTGAAGTCTTTGTTGGCTTCGATGAACTTGTCCATATCCTCAAATAGTTTTTTCGGGGTGACACGTGCATAGATTTGCGTGGTCTGAATGTTGCTGTGACCAAGCATTTTGCTGATAGTCTCTATCGGAACACCTTCTTCGAGCGTAACGAGCGATGCGAAACTGTGCCGTCCAACATGATAGACCAAATCCATACTTATGCCAGATAATACTCGGAGACTTTTCATATTACCTCTCAGCACTCGAAATTCCTGTGGCGGTAAAAGAGTAGGTCTTGTCGGGTCTTTGTATTTCTCCAACATGGCAAGCGCCTCTGGCAGTAACTTCACACGTGCAAGCATCTTGTTCTTCTTTCTATGGTATTTCAGCCAAAGGCTGCCCTCCTCATCACGAAAGAGGTTTTCTTCCGTGATGGAAACCGTATCGGCATAAGCCGTGCCTGTATAGCAGGCGAAAAGAAAAAGGTCACGGGTCAAAGCCAACGATTTTCTTCGCTCTGGTATTTCGAGGTCACGAATTTTTAGGAAGTCCTCACGTGTCAATGCCTTTGGTGGATTCTCTTTCTTTTGAGGTAGCTTGAAGTGCATGAAATGATAACGCTCGGAGTGTCCTGCCTTGAAAGCTATTCGGCAGGTCTTCTTCAATATGGCGAGATAGTGGCGGACTGTATCAAGTGCAAGACCTCTCTCGTCCAAGCAAAAGTCCATGTACTCACGGATAAACTGCTCGTCAAGCTCACCGAATGCCACATCGTCAGTTCCATAACGCTTCTTGACGAACAATCCCAATGTCAGGCGAGTGTACTGGTAGTTTGGGAGCGTGCCTTTCTTGTAGTCGATGCCGATTCTTGACTCAATGTCCGCAATGATGGCGTCAAGCTGCTTCAACAAGGTCATCTGAGTGTCTGCACTGCATTGAAACAGGTCCTTTATCGCCTTTGCGTCAAAATCCGTCTTGCGCTCCACAAGTGACTCGTAGGCTGAGTTTATTGCCAGCAACAGCTTGTCAATCTTGGCGTTCACTTCCACAGCCTCCTTGCTCTTGCCGTCAAGTCTGCTCTCACGTGGATTCCATAACTTTGGCGTACATGACAACTTGCAACCGAACTGCGCCATTGTTCGGTTGAGNGGTAGAGCAGCACCTTGAATTTTTCAACTTTCATCTGCTTACTTTTTTAGTTTGCAAAAATAATCAATTAGTAAGCATTCTCCGTCATTGAAAGTTGTGCAGAACAGTGCAACAAACACTGGTGACAAACTATTTGTTTTTCACCTCGTTAGCAGTGTTGGTTTCGGTAACTGACCGCTAACGGTTTGGTAACTGAAACAACTCAATATCCTGCTCGGCTTTGCTTTGCAGCCAATTGGCAGAATTATGAAATATTGCTCATTCTCAACCACTTGCAGTTCATTTCTCTCATCTTCACTTTCCGTTGCTTTTGCTTAAATTGTGCATCTTTCCCGACACACGTTTGCTACAATGATGCTGACGCTTGGGGCGGATTTGTACACAACTTCCAAGCTGTTAGGGCACACAGACGTGAGAATGACGCAGGTATACGCCAAAATCGTTAACAAAAAGAAGGACGAGGCTGTTAATTTAGTTAACGGTCTATTCGATTAGGTAACTATGAGACATGACATAATACGGAATTTTACAATCAAACGCAAGACTCTGGCTACATCAGTGGTCAGAGTTTTTTGCGTTATTACATCACATCATAATTAATTGAATAATGACCACAAAAATTGGCGGTCATCTCTCTTTTTGAGAAATGGCAAACAGTACACAGACATTTCGTGAACGACAAGGACGAATTACACGGATTATGGACTATTCTTCTGGCAGCAAGATTTGGCTATCGGAATGAAGTAACAAATGGCGTAAAGACACACCAACGCTTTATTGAAGACTTTGCTTGCAGCCACAAGCATGTGAACTGCAACAAGGTGGGTTGCAAGAATGTGCACAGGAAAAATCACAACATTGCCAAGCGCATTCTAATGGAACGCCATGACCTTGCACAACATCTATTCAACAGTGACGCATTCACATTGGAGGACTGCATAAAAATGAAAAACGTCTTTGATACGACGGATGCCCCTCCACCAAACATCATGTCTCATGAGGACGTTTCAGAAACGAAGCGTCCGCTATCTTTCGATTGTCACCTGACCAAAGAACAGATGGTTCGCATTGCCCACTGCGCAAATACGAATCATCTGTTTTGTGTATCAGAGGTACCGATTGACGACATGCAGTCCTTGTTGGAATGTAAAAGTAATTTCAGCCTTAAAGTAGAGAACACCCGTAATGTCGCTGTGCTATTCAATGCCCTACTGGAAGGTAACCTCATTGGTTGGAACTGGAAGAAAGCGATGGAGAACGGTGGACATCTGTTGTCAAGGAAGACCGGTAAGCCAATAAGTGCAACAACCCTGTCGAGTGCGCTATCTGACATAAAAAGAAAACCTACGCCAACAAGTAAGCGCATCGAGGATGAGATAAGAGTAATAACAATGCTACGCCCCTCAATATAATAAGGTGTAAGTATGTATGGGACTTTCTGTGACAAAGTAAAGGGTGTCCGTAGTTGGGTATACGTGTCATATTTATGAGAACGATCATAGCCAAACAGATGAAAAACGGCAGTAACGTATAGCAAGTGAAAGGAAGACCATGACAGGTACCATTACGATTGGCACTTGTCATGGTCTTTTTCTTTCATCGTCCTCTTAGCCACTATACCTTTGCACCCCGAAAGCATGCAGCTAACGGAAGGACGCTTCCACATTTACGAACAAACAAAATAAGAGCACAACGATGTTGAACAACCGAACAACTTTTATGGAACGACTCAATGACAGAGTGACCGCCATAGAAACATTGCTCCAAAAGTTGGAGCCTATAGAGGGACTATTGGAACGTCTGACTCTATTAGAGGAGAATATCTACACAACCAAGAACGTATTGACCTTTATGGAGGCGTGTGTTTATCTCGGCATTTCGGAAAGTCTGCTGTATAAACTGACATCAAGTAAGGAAATACCGCACTACAAGCCACGAGGCAAGATGCTGTACTTTGACAAGACGGAACTGGATGCCTGGCTCAAACAGAACAACGTGCCTACATTGGGAAATATCATTGGTGATGAAGGCTGTGGCATGGGACGTGAAGAAGCCAATGCAGCATCAGAAGAAGAACAGAAGAAGAACAAGCGTGTGCCTTATTTTGCGAGGGTACGCTACTCCAAACGAAACAAGCAGTAAAGAGAACAGCTACATGATAATCAACGAAGAGCTACAGAATGTGCGTCTGTCACAGATTTTGAAGGACGCACTGATAAAGGCGACCGATACCTATAGTACGCCGCCGCAGATAATATGGATAGACAATTCAACAATAGCGACTTTGGGTAATTTCAGTGCTTCGACAGGTAAAGCGAAAGCGAAGAAGACTTTTAACGTCTCAGCATTGGTTGCAGCATCATTGGCAAATGGTCAGGTATTGAACTATCATGCCAGTCTGCCAGAGGGCAAACGACGTATCCTCTATGTCGATACGGAACAGAGCCGCTATCATTGCCACAATGTATTGGAACGTATTCTGAAATTGGCAGGACTCTCAACTGCTACGGACAACGAGAACCTTGACTTCATCTGTCTGAGGGAATACACCCCAGCCGTAAGGATTGAGGTAATAGACTATGCGATGAGCCATAATGAAGGGTATGGACTGGTAATCATAGACGGTATAAGGGATTTACTGCTTGACATCAACAATGCAGCCGAGTCTGTAGAAGTAATCAATAAGATGATGGAATGGTCGTCAAAATACAACATCCATATTCATTGCGTTCTCCATTTGAACAAGGGGGACAATAATGTGCGTGGACATATTGGAACCGAAATGAACAACAAAGCAGAAACAGTGCTTGTTATCAGCAAGAATACCAATAACCCAAACATCAGTGAGGTAAAGGCGCTGCACATCAGAGAGAAAGAGTTCAATCCGTTTGCATTCACTGTAAACGAACAGGGATTGCCAGAACTGGCAACCGATTATGATAGTTCTGAAGACGAACATAGCAAAACCGTACCGCTTAAATATACCGACCTAACCATAGAACAGCATGAAGAGGCTTTGGCATCAGCTTTTGCTGGTAAGCCTATCAAGGGCTTTGAGAAGACCATTCAGGCAATGATACCTGCATACGAGGCTATAGGGTTCAAGCGAGGTCGAAGCGTGATGGTGAAAGTGTTGCAGTACTTAATGAACGACTTGAAGTTGGTGAAGCGATACGACAAGATGTTCTATTATGGAGAAGTTCCGACAAATGTGCAACTGTTTGAGGAGGACGAATAAAACACTTTAGCAAACACTTTACTTTACGGGCGTGCCTATAGAGGATGAAGTAAATGAAGTGTTTTTGAAGTCCCCCAAAAGACCATATGTGACAAGATGCAGTAGGCTTAAAAATACTTCAGATTTTGGTTTACTTTATAGGTGTGCCTATAGAGGATAAAGCAAATAAAGTAAAATTGGAATATGAAGTCCATTGGCAGATGTTACAGAAAGATCTATCTGAAAACACTTCGGATTTTCGTTTACTTTATGGGCATGCCTATAGTAAATGAAGCAAACAAAGTGATTGACAAGTAGTAAATATGGAATAAACAACAGAAAAAAGTAATGGATATTTCAGAAGCTAAGAAAATAAGTATAGTGGATTATCTTGAAAATATCGGATATACCCATGCCAAAATCCGAAGAGGGCAATATTGGTACCGCTCACCATTGCGTGAAGAGAAAACACCATCGTTTGTAGTGAATAACAATCTCCATGAATGGTATGACTTTGGAATTGCAGAAGGCGGTGATCTGATAGAGCTGGGCAAACGTATGTATAATACCAATGACATACATACCGTTCTGACTATGATAGAACGTGATAGCAATGGACTGGCAAAAGAGAAAAAGCTAGAGGTGCATCCATCGTATACAAGTGTAGAAGATGATATGATTGATTTGCGAGTGATGCCACTAAGGAACTATGCCCTAACATCCTATCTCCAATCAAGAGGTGTTGATATTGGAATCGCCACAACTTTCTGCAAGGAGATTCACTATACATTGAGAAATAAGAAATATTTTGCTATCGCATTTCCAAATAAGTCTGGTGGTTTTGAGGTACGCAATCCCTATTACAAGGGATGTATCAAGAACAAGGATGTTTCTGTCTTTTATCATACCAAAGGAATGGCTCAGGAACATATATGTGTTTTTGAAGGCTTTATGGATTTTCTGTCGTATATGACATTGCGCACGAAAGGCAATATGGAAATCTGTGTAGATAGCATGGTTGATGTGTTGGTGATGAACTCTGTTGCCAACCTGAGAAAATCCATGGATTATCTGGACCCATACAAAGAAATCCACTGTTATCTCGACAACGACATTGCCGGGCAAAAGACAGTGGAGACATTTGTCGGACTGTTCGGGGAAAAGGTAAAGGATGAGTCGGCAAGGTATCGTGAGTATAAGGATCTGAATGACTTACTGCGAGGGAAAAAGCGGTAGGAATGTTTTGAAGTTTGTTCAATGAAGGGTCTTTGTTCAATGGGATTGAACATTGAGCCCTCATTGAACATTGTTTACAGATAAAAAGTCATTATGAATAAAGTAATAAAGCGACAAACTCTTGCATTTTCAAAAGAAAACCCGTATATTTGCAAAAATATTACATATTCAAAGGTTATCTTTATGATTGTACAGTTTTCAGTAGGCAACTATTTGTCATTTAAGGAACTGTCTACCCTCTCTTTGGTGACCACTAATTTGAAGGAGACAGTGATACCAGAAACAGACTCTATGATGGAAATGGGTGACGCTATCCCTGCAGTACTTCATGGAGCCGCCATTTATGGTGCCAATGCGTCAGGTAAATCCAATTTTGCAAAAGCTTTCTCAACATTCAAATGGCTTGTTATAAACTCCATGAAGGAGCTACAAGCTGGCGAGACCTTGAATGTAGAGAGTTTTATGCTCAATGCAGCGACTGCCAAAGAGCCGTCAGTGTTTGAAATAGTGTTTTGCAATACGGCGTATATCTTCCGATATGGCTTTGAGGTTGACAGCAACAAGGTGCATAAGGAGTGGCTGTATCGTAGAAACAACAAGAAGCGTGCAAAAGAAGTGGAGTTATTGTATCGTGAGGAAGATACCTACAATGTTCATCCTTCGTGTGCAATAGCGAAAAACCTTATCGCCAATAAGATGGTGCGCGACAATGCACTGCTTGTTTCTGTTGCGGCACAATTCAATGA